TTCTAAAACATATTATACTATAAAAAACTCAAATGTCAAGACATTTGTTGTTTCTTTTTTAATTCATTGGCAATCCAAGCGTTTGCAATTGGATTGTCTACCTTTTTCAAGATTGCTCTTCTAACTGCTTTTGTGATAGGTCTAAGATCATCACCAGTATTATTGTCTGCAACAAAGAATCGATTACGAAAGTATCTCTGAAATCTTGGTAAGTTCTTCTGTACATCATTCCATCCTTGCTTTGCAATCTCTGGTGGAACTGATCTATCTCTTTTTCGGTTTCTCTCTAATGCAGTTTCTAATGTTGTATTGACGAATACCATTGAAGTTTCGTAACCCAACTCTTGAAGTTGTGCAGCCTGACGAATCATTTTATCGTAGTCTTTACCTGTACCATCAATGATGATACCTAATCGACCATCAATAGCATGACCCTTTTTTGCACCTGTAACCTTCTTTGCACGTTTACGTTCTATATCTCTTTCTGCTTGTTCCTCATCAGGCATCTTCAAAGACAAACCAGCCTTGACAAGATATCTCTCGAAAGGTTCATCAGAGTTGATAACTTTAAGGCCCATTCCACTGACAACCTTACTCACTACGTAAGACTTACCAGATCCTGGGCCTCCTGCTAAGAAGACTGCTTTAAAAATATTGGGATCGTAAATCCCCTCTAGGAGTTGTTGAAATGTCTTCATTGTTACTCATATAATTACTGTAATCATATTTATAAGTGTCATAATCTTCATTCTGTATGGTTTCAGGTGGGATCGCTGTACGTGATTGGTGCTGGAAAACTCGTTTCTGTTTTCTTCTTGCTCGCATTGAAACTCCTTTGAGGATGGTTAATATAAGTCATAATGCATTTTGTTCTGATATTACCTCATTGGGTGTTTTATAATCAGAATCACCTATGGTTATGGTTCCTCTACTTGAGATATCGGGATACGTTATCTTAGTTGAACCAAACGCATTTGTTACAGAATCTTTTACACACCTAATAGTCATACCATGAGCTGAATCTCTATGTGCAATGGTATGCTTGATATTAGTAATTACATATCGACCTGACAAAATAGGATCGAATACATCCGATCCCTCAGATGTTGATAATGGTCTATTTGATGGTATTCTCAAGTCAATCACATCACCCACATTAGTACTTGTATCTCCATGAGTGAGGAATTGCACTTGAAAAAAGTCTTGTTCGTAGAATCTTGCAACTGAACTTTGTAGCCATTGTTTTGCATTATTATCTACAGTTCCTCCAGTATGAAGGTTTGAACTACTGGATGGATGAACAAATAATGTAGAGGATGGAAAATCGGTTACTGTTTTTCTTTCTTTATTTACTATATTGGTTTCAGAAATAAGAGATCCTGACTTTTTTAAGTGTCCATTTGTTCTGACTGTATTACCATAGTTATCTAAGAAATTATACTCATATTTGTTTAGTTGTTTATTATAAACGTCATGTTGAAGAAGAGTAGATGAAAACATACCATTGGCACTATTTAACAAAGTATCTGTACTATCTAAAACTTCAAACTCTAATATTTGAGCCATCCGTTTAAACATAGGATCTTCTGGATTTATTGGTTGAAGCCGAAACACTTTAGTAGTAGGAGACACAACACTTGCCTTGGATTTTCCTAACAAACTGTCAAATGATCTATAATGATATCCCTGAGTGGTTTCAAAAAACAAATAGTAAGAATGTTCATCTTCCTTTGAAATAGACTCTGCAGCCATATTTCTTATAGTAGCAAATGGTCTTAAATTTGGAACAACATAAGTTCTGGTATTTTTAGTGGGTTCTACAAACAATCTCTTTCTACTATTTAAATACCTTTCATCTCTTAGTATCTCTTCAACATGAGTGCTAAACTCTCCTTTGAATGATTTTGATATTCTAGTCTTAACATTAATCATAGCCTCATCAGTTGTCCAGTTTAACAGATAGGTATGAGAGTGTTCACTGGTTGTGACTCGTTTCTCCACATCATAGATATGGGCAAAAAACGTATTAAAGTCTATACTTGAATTGTAGCCTGGAGTGGTAACATTGAAAGATAATTTTTCTTGACCCACTATTGGAAGGTTTTGATAGATTCCACTATTGTCTTCTATCAAAATAGAACCTGACAATGAACTTGACTCTATATCCTCATAGATTATCAGTTCAATTATTTGATCTGTAATTATTTCTTGGCGACCAGTTGTTCCTGCAATGGTAACGTCACTTAGAACATAGTCACCAGGCTTAAATATAAAATCTCTCATTAGGATATCAGATTACTAAACTCATCAACAAAAATACTGAGATAGTCGTTCCTTAGTAAACTAATTTTTCTTTTGGATTCATTTAGAGCATCCTCATATTCACGATTAGTGATGGTGGTTGCTCCAGCAGTTCCTTGAGGAACTTCAATTTTTATGGATGTATCACCAGATGATTGTGAAATTTCATAGTGATGAGCTTGATTTAATTGAGTTGGAGTATACTTATCTGCAAGGTACAATTGTAGTTGTCTAGTAGATTTGGGCCAATCATGAAAAGGATCTGTTATTCCATTTGTCATGAGTATAACCCAATGATAGTAAACACTACCATGATGTTTGTCTGCAACTATCTCAGGAGTTTCACCTTCTTGAACTTCATATTGATCTAGTAGAGTCAACTCTTTTTTCATATTAGCTCTGAGTCTAACTCTTCTTAGTATATCAGTAACAATTACAACTGTACCATCACCATTAACATCATAAGGTACTACTGGAAATTTATTAAAGTAAGACATTAGTACCCTTCTAAAATATCTTCTTTGGTAACAAGTTTGGTTTCCATAAAATCTAATTTCATTTCCATTTCAGCCATGGGAGCGCCACCTCTGTTTGGGACTGATCTTAAAGTCTGAAACTGATTTGGAGTATAATTAATATCTACAGCAGTGCAGACACAAGTATAAATTTTATTCATCCAAGTATTTTCATCTCCCCTGTACATATAAAAAATATCAAATTCCGATGGTGTAGTAAAGTATCTTCCAGCAGTTTGTTGATTATATTCTGGTAGCATGTGAAATTTAAATGTTCTTATAATTTTATCTACCATTGTTGCTTCTCGTTCATCTCTTGGCGTAAACCTGTAAGTATAAGAAAATTTACGAAAACCTACACCAGTGAACATTGCTTCAAGAAAATTATTTACAGCACGATTGGTAATCTTATCATAAGTTTCTATTACATTTACTCCAGCTGCTTGTTGAGTAATCTCACTCAATTTTCTACCAATACCCTCACCCAGAGCAGTGCTCAACTTTGCATTATCTTGTGTTCCTTGTTGCATTGCATTAGAACCTCCGCCTTTCATTCTATCTTTCAGAGATTCCATTGCACCTAATTGTTGTATCACTGCTCCACCTACAGCACCCATCTCATTTTCTTTATAAGAGGCTGAATATTGGACACCAATTTGTGGAGGCATATAAAGAACAATAGCATCAGATGTTCTAACTGTTCTATCTTTTAATCCTAGTTCTCTTGCAGCCGTTCCTTGAGTTTTAGGTTGACCATCTTTAGGTGTAGCACCACCACCCACTACTTTATCTGGCATTCCAACTGATTTTAAATCAAAACTTGGTTGAGAAAATCTTTGATCTGCTCTGCGATTTATTTTATCTGCACTATCGGTTCGTCTTGGTTGAACACTATAAATGTTTCCAGCATCTCCATATTTTTTACCTTTTCTACTACCAACTGTAGTATAGGCTGTTTCATTAGGTACATTAATATAGAACATCATATAATGACCTAGATCTGTTCTTGTCTGAATGTCATAAGGATATTCAAGAGTAGAGTATGACCATTTATCGTTAAGAGTCATGTGGCCAAGAGGACTATTATCCGTCTGTCTAGCGTGAGCAGGTCTTATAGTAGAGGCGCCCTTTTTTCCTTCGTCTAGACCAATGGCCTTACGTAATGATTGCGTTATAAAATTTTGCATAAGTATTCCTATAGTCTAGAAGTATTTATGTCATATAAGGGAAAGTACCATCCCACGAAACGTGAGAAATACAGGGGCGATGTTAATAATATAATCTATCGCTCACTCTGGGAAAGATCATTCATGAAATATTGTGATGACAACCCAGATGTTGTCGAGTGGGGCTCTGAAGAAATAGTCGTACCATATATCTCTCCAATCGATGGTAAAAGACATCGATACTTTCCAGATTTCTATGTCAAGACCTCCAAGGGTGATAAGTTTCTGGTTGAAATCAAACCAAAGAAACAAACTAAACCTCCCAAGATTCCCAAGAGAAAAACAAAGAGATTCATCTATGAAACTCATGAATGGGGAAGAAATCAAGCAAAATGGAAAGCCGCAAAACAGATGTGTGAAAGAAATGGATGGAAGTTTCTGATATTAACGGAAGATCACCTCAACCTACCTAAATATAAAAATAATAGGTAACTATGGCAGTAGGAGCAGTATTAAAAGCTGGTGCAAGAGGGGCAAAACTTGCACGTAAATTTGCAAGTCAAATTAAAGCAAGAGCAGGTAAGGCCAAACAATGGTTTAGAGACTCTGTTATGGCTGCACAAAAACTTGCAATGCCTGGTTCTTTTGGGAGAAAACAATACATGAGTCCTGACGGAAATATTGGTACTCCGTCTACACCTGACATTGGTGGTTTTTATCTATATCAATATGATCCTAAATGGAAAGAAAAACTACCTTGGTACGATATCTATCCCTTGGTATTTCCTTTTGATTATGCGGCCGGGGGATTCTATGGAATCAATGTACATTATCTTCCACCAAATGCAAGAGCGGACTTAATGTTAAGATTACTTGAAGCTCATGGAGATGGAGCATTGTCAAATCCTAGATTCAAAATGAAACTAAGTTATAATATTATAACCAAGTTTAAACCAGCAATACCCTGCATCAAAAGATATTTGTATGGACAGGTTAGAGGAAAGGGCTTCTATCAGATTCCAGCAGATGATTGGAGTTATGCAGCTTCGTTACCTATGCAGAAATTTGTAAAAGCATCCCAAAGTAAAGTTTGGAGATGGAGCGCCACACAATATTAAGGTAAACATGGCAGTATTCAGAGATGGAGTAAAACTAGGAAAGTTCGATATAAGAACAGGACTATCTAAGAAAAGAGTTCAGGATCTTGCAAAAAAACATGGACTGATAGATGACCCAAACAAAAGTCCAACTTTAAAAGCTTATGGAGAACTTGATGCAATAAGAGCAGTTATTGCAAGACAAGAAGGTTTCATGAGGCCTAATTCGTTTCATGTTGTCTTCAACCCACCAAGAGGTATGCATAATTTTAGAGCAACCAAAAGAGGAAGTTTAGAACAAAAACTGATGCTTTTAAATAAATCAAACGCATCGAACATAAACAGTGGATTCAAAGCAGCAAATGCACCAGCAGGAGAAATTGGTGGTCAAAATTTAGACCAACATAATATATCCAAGTTAAATATTATGTGTAGTAAAGTTACAATGCCCGAAAAGACATTTGACATGGGACTCTACAGACATTATGGGCCATCTTTTGCATATCCAAAGGCAATCCAATTTGGAACACTTACTACTACATTTTATGCTGATGGGGTCATGGAAATTAAAAACTTCTTTGACCAATGGCAAACACTCATCTACAATACTCTATCTGGTAACTTTAATTACTATAACGAGTATACATCTAGTTTTGATATATTTTCTACAACAACTGTAGGTGACAGTGTAAAGAAGTCAGCATCAGAACCTCAAAACACTGCTCAAAAAATAGCACAAACTATACAAAACGCAACTCAAGCCGTAGATGAATTTTTCGGATCAAATGATAGTAGAATAAAAAAAGATAGGTTTAATGTTACGAGAAAAAATGTTGACAACTATGGTTGTAGAATATTTGAATGTTGGCCACAGACTGTAGGAGAAATACAATTAGATCATGGTGCAACTGATCAAATAGGAACATTTGATGTAACATGGGCATATAGCAAATGGGTTCCATTTGGATTTAGTGGTATCAGTCCAAGAGGATCTATAAATCTTTCTGTAGGAGAATTTAGAATGGAAAAAGATGGAATACCATTCATAGAAGATCTACCTCCAGAACTGGCAGGACCATTATCTGGAGCGATAGACCAAGGAATATCAACCGCCCCTATTGGTGGTATAACCAAGGGGAAGATATTCTTTTAACATTATAACGTGAGAACATTATGAGTTTACCAAAGGTAAATGCACCTGAGTATACATTAGAATTACCCTCAACTGATGAGGAAATTTTATTTAGACCATTTCTAGTAAAAGAAGAAAAAATATTACTTATAGCACAAGAGACAGGGGATGAAACCTCTATGATCAATGCTGTAAAGAATATTGTACAAGCGTGTATTCTAAATGAAAACATAGATGTGAGTACAATGGCTCTGTTTGATCTGGAATATATCTTTCTAAA